CGAGAGGGGCTAGCCGACGCAGTGCATTAATCACCCATGCTAGTAATAGCATGTCTACATCCAGAGGAGCTTCTGTGCCCTTATATCCAGGACCGCAAATCCGTCGACGTGAGTCGGTCTTTCCCTTTGGGAGAGGCCGGCGTAAGTCTAAGTCCTATAATGGGACTTCTACTGACGCGTCTTCAGATCTTGCGGTTCCAGTTAAGGGGAAGCAAGAAACTGCTTCGGAAGGTCACCCTTGGGAATCTCGAAAGAGAGATAAAATCAAGGGAGACATCGGTGGCGATTTTACGACAGTCAAACAGTATGTTGTTGGGGCAGGTAATGATCGCCCCAGAGCACACTTAAGACTTCGTACTCTCGCTCTCAATAATCCTGCGTTCTGGACGGACAATCAGTACGATGGTCCGATCTATCCCGCAGATTTTGATATCACCGGAAATCGTGCGTTTCCACCAGCCTTGAGCTCAACTGACGTTCAGCTCTCGGCTCTTGGAGCCACAGCGATTGCCCGGTGTAAACCGACAAACTCAGTCGCAGACGCATCCACCTTCCTCGGTGAACTCCTTCATGATGGGATTCCCCATCTTGTTGGAAGTCAGTCTTGGAAGGCAAGGACTCTTGGCCCGAAACAAGCTGGGCAAGAGTTCTTGAACGTTGAGTTTGGATGGCTACCTCTCGTTTCGGATGTGCGCAAGTTTGCACAAGCCGTACGAACCGCAAATACTGTTATTTCACAGTATGAGCGGGACGCGGGAAAGGTAGTTCGTCGTCGCTATGAGTTCCCACAGAATAAGGGAGTGATCTCTACGACTAAGATCTCCTCGGCCAGTAACAGCACTCCTGCTGTTATTAAGCCTGGGGGAACATTCGAGAGTTCACCACCTTTTGGTGACGGGTATAGGACCCATACAAAGGTCCAACGTCAGTGGTTTAGCGGAGCCTTCACGTACTATATCCCCTCCGATTATGATTCTCGGAGTGGGATGGTCCGTGATGCGGCTCTGGCCGATAAGCTATTCGGCATATCACTGACTCCAGAAGTTCTCTGGAACCTGGCACCATGGAGCTGGGCCGTCGACTGGTTCTCAAACACGGGAGATGTTATTTCAAATCTCTCGGATTGGGCATCAGACGGTCTGGTCTTGCAGTACGGTTATATGATGGAACATACTGTTTCGTCATACACGTACTCGATGTCACCTACCGGTATCTACCGGGGGGTGCCAGCGCCTCCTGTTAGCTTCGTTACTGAAACGAAGATTCGCAGGAGAGCAAGCCCCTTTGGGTTTGGTATTAATCTGAGCGCCTTATCAGCGCGTCAGAATGCCATACTCGTGGCCTTGGGTTTATCCCGAGGTCACTAGACGGTGCGTTCTGCACTCGTCGTCAAACCACCAAGTGAGGTTTGAACCCTCACTTGATTAAGGAGCACGTCTAATGTCATTCGCCGACCCACAGACAGTCACCATTAGTGCTGTCACTACGCCACTACCGCGCGTAAGCGTAGGAGTGAACGGAAGTGAGTACACTTCTGCTGACGGTCTAATCAAGATGTCCGCTCAGTCGTCCTATGGACGACGTACGCGGCGCGTCTTGAGGCTCGACCATTCCAAGGTTACAGCTGACCCGTTCATCCCGTCAAATAACACGAAGGTCTCGATGTCAAATTACATCGTGTTCGACGTGCCATTGGCAGGATATACGAACGCCGAAGCTCTGGCTGTGTATACTGGATTCAAAACCCAGTTCACCGCCGCCTCGGATGCCCTCATCTCTAAGATTCTTGGAGGTGAGAGCTAGCCACCAACAGGCTATTCTCACGGCATTAATTGCTGTCCTCAACGCCATCGTGGTAATCTTCTATGATTACCGTAACGATCGCGTGCGGATACAGCAACGACGTCGTGCGAGGAAGAAGAAGAAGCACCAGCGGTGCAAATGAAAGCCTCGCGTTGGGTGAAGACAAAGAATACATTCACAGTTATTTGCTTTATACTGTGGTGGCTTCTGAGACTTCATTCCGGTTCGAGCCTTTCTATTAATGCGTCGTTGGTCTTTAGTGAGGACACTGAGACATGTCATATATCTTTTGGATAGAGATTGTATTCCATTGTACATGGAATGCTCTCTTGTCCTTTTGATTGTATGCTGTCCAGTATTCTCGGCCTCTTCTTCGTTGCCTGTTGGATCTATGGTAGAGATAGGGGGGTTTGAATCCACCCATCTCTGTGGAATGGCAGTAGACTAGGATTAGACCACCTCTATTAGGAGGGGCTATGAAAAGCCTACTGTTGCTCTGGAATAGGGTCGCTGATGAATATGCGACCTGGTGTTGCACTAGCGCCACCATGGACAGAAAAACTGTCCATCGTCGGTGCGAACATGAGGGGTTATCATTTCTAACGATAACCCTACCCAGTTTTGGAAAGAGCCTCGAAAAAGGCTTAGACCAAGGATGGGTCGATCGCAGTCTTTTCACTGGTTTCCAGTGGAAAGGAGGTCTCCCCCGTTTTCTCGGAGGTTTCCTCGATCGTGTGTTCGACCGTAATAGTGGCCGGCTTCTGGATGAGCCGTGCATTGACTCAATTCTTGCCATTCGTCAGTTAACACTGATGTTTAGTAAGATGCAACTCCCTTGCAGTGATGCAAGAGAAATGCAAGCCATGCACGACTATGTCCAGTGTGAGCAGGAAGTCCGAGAGTCTGACTTAGCGTTAACTGAGACACTTCGTCTCGATTTTCGCCGTATGTCAGCAATGTTGTTCGGACGGGTGTTCACTAAGATAGACAGTGATGTCTATCGAGGTGACGTCCTAGTCCCTCGGCATGGACCAGGTGCTACAGCTGATAGGCTTACCGGAAACGGTAAGTTTAATCAGCGCACTTGGCCCACTCGACTCGAAGAGTGGTTCCCCTATGGGGAATTCGCTCTTCCCAATTGGCGGTACTACTGTCAATTGGATGAGGTTGACTTCCTCGAACCCGGTTCGGAGGTTCCCGTCAGGGTAATCTCCGTTCCTAAGACGCTCAAGACACCAAGGATCATTGGGATTGAGCCAACTGCTATGCAATATGCACAGCAGGCGGTTCTTCCCGCAATCCTTGATCGTTTGAAAGAGGACTATGTCCTCGATCAGATGATTGGATTCGACGACCAAACGCCTAATCAGCGTATGGCACGTGAAGGCTCCTTGACTAAGGAGCTCGCAACACTCGACCTGAGTGAAGCGTCCGATCGTGTTTCGAATCAGCATGTTCGTGATCTCCTTCATCGATGGCCCTCATTGAGTGGGGCCGTCGATGCTTGTCGATCACGTAAGGCTGATGTACCTGGTCAAGGTGTTGTTCGCCTTGCCAAGTTCGCATCTATGGGTTCGGCTCTTTGCTTTCCCATGGAAGCTATGGTCTTTCTGACCATTGTCTTCTTAGGGAT